ATAGATAACTTATGGCGACCGGAATACAAGGAGTTCCATGTTATGCCGTCAAGCAGTTCCGACGCCGCGTATCTCGTCGCTAAGGTGAGCGTCTTGGATGGGATAGAATTTGAAGCCGCGGATGTTGTTGAAGATCGCGTGGAGATGTGGGTATGTTCGTGCGATGACTTTCAATATAGGCGTTCGAACGGGTTACAATCAGCCGAGCGCATCCCGTCGGAAGTTGATGAGTGCAAGCACATCACCGATGTGACGAAAGTGAAGCGAGCGCAGAATGACGACAACCAGACGGAGCTATAACTAACACCAATCTTTATTTCTACAGGGTGTTTGCGTTGGAGTGCGACGGCCGTGCGCCCCGTGGCGGGCCACACACCCGCCGTATAGAATAACGGGGGGACGAAATGTCCGTTGCCGTCGCGTGGACGGGGCCATGGCACACCCCTCCTTTACCCCAGCGTTTTACCAATCAACGTCTAACAACCTGTATGGAACAGGTGTTAGTGTACGCGGCTGGCCTTGCAAGCGCGCCGATCCTATACGGTGGCTTTAGATTAGTTGAGACGGCATCGAGAGCGGTTGATACGGCCGTCGGGAGCGTTGAAGAGACAACCGACGCGACAACCGAAACCGCGACTGACGAGTAACCGCCGGGTGTTTTAACCCGCGTGGGTCCCACATTGAGCATATGAGCGACAGCGATGACGCCGAAGAAGCAGAACGGTGTGGGGCTGAAACAACGTCCGGGGAACCGTGTCAGAACCCCGCCGAGAGTTGCCCGTGGCACAATGTCGAGAATCCACCGGACAACGGCCGGGATAGCAAGCTCACCAAGCAACGCCAAGAAGAGATCGCCACAATGATTGAGAACGGGCATAGTATGACCGCCGCCGCCCGGGCGAATGGTGTCACGAAGCAGACGGTGATGAATTGGATTGGCAAGGGGCAGGAACAAGATGAAGGCATCTATGCGGATTTCTTCGACCGTTACACGCGGGCGAAGGGCATCGGGGAGATGAATTATCTTGAATTAATCGCAGACATGGCCGAAGAGCAAGGCGACCATAGGTTTCTCGCCAGCTTGATGAAGCAACGTTATCCCGAGAGTTGGCAGGATACAGATACGGGTGTTGACGCGGAGCAGGTTGAGATTGTGCTGAACGGCGACAAACAACGGTATGAGCCAAGCGCGCGGGAGTGACGCCACGCAGTTCCGGGCGTTCAAGGAACAAGATCGCTTTCTGTGGGCGGATAAGCGATACTTCGGGTATATTTCGGGGGTTGGTGCCGGCAAGACCTTCGCGGGGATTCTGCGGACGTACTTGAATATGGAGAAATGGAACGTTGACGAGATGGGTGCGATAATCGCCCCAACACGCCAAATGATTGTCAACGTCGTCATCCCCGAAATGCGTGATATGGGGCTTGTTGGAGAGGGGTGCCCGTGGACGTACAAGTCTGCGTATAGCGATGAGCCGGGCATCCACGCCGACAACGGTAGTCGCGCCTTAGTGTTATCCGCCGATAATCAGCGGGCGATTGAGCGGTTGCGCGGGTTGAATTTATCGTGGGCGTGGATCGATGAAGAGGCAGTTGTGAATCCACGGGCGCGAGAAATCGCTATTCAGCGGCTCCGAACCGGGGAATATAGGAATTACTACGCTACCACGACGCCAAAAGGCAAAAACCACACTTATGATTTTTTCGTGGCCGACAAATCAGCGGAACAATCTCAATACGGCGAAGCTACACTATATGAGTCCGATGACCGGGTTGCGATTGTCGGGGTGCCTACCTCCGCGAACCCGCACACCCCTGAAGATTACAAAGATGCGATGGAATCAGACTTGCCGGAAGAGCTACGCGCTCAAGAGGTGCAAGGGCAGTTTGTCGAGATCGGGAGTGGCGTCTTCTCCTTGGAGATGTTGGATTTTGTCGGAGCCGATGCCTTACGCGAAGATAAAGAATACAGATACGTCATCGGGGTGCACGTGGGTGTGCAAGCTGATACCGCCAAGGCAGAGTCCCAAGACTCCGATCATTGGGCGGCCGCTTTACTCATGGTTAGTCCGACAGATAAGACAGCGCATTGCGTTGACATCCAGCGCGAGCGGGGCTTATCCTTGAAACAAGGCGTTGAATGGTTGCAGTCCATCGTGGCACCGATCCGCGAGATGAACCCCGAGTTGCACGTCGAATCGAATCAAGCCCAACGGTGGCTTCGGCAAGAGCTATCGGACGCCGGATTGAACGCCCGGGCTGTGCAGAACACGACCAACAAGGAAGAGCGGTTGATACAGCTAAGTCTGCCGCTTGAGCGTGGTGACATCAAATTCGTGAACCAGCGGATGGATGACTCGCTCGGGTATGACAGTCGGTTTCGCCCCGTGGTTGATGAGATGCTTAGCTTCCCCGAAGGCTCGCATGATGACTGCTTAGATGCGTTAGAAATCGCCGTCAACAGCGTGGACTTCGGAGGGGCGAACATATTGAGTGCCGACCCCTACGGTCGGGGTGAATAGCATGGACGTACCCTCATTTGGAGACGGGAGTGATACGGTTGAGAAAGTAAAACAGACAATCCCGTGGTTGCCCGATCCGTACAGATGCGACTGTGGGGCTGTCTGTGATGCAGTTACAACCTATGCGCCAGGGCAAGCGATGTACGTCCCGGCGTGGGAGTGCCCTGAATGCGGGGATGAATACCACCGTGACACGGATATGTAGAAGTGATGTAGAAAGGCTTATGTAGAAAGGGGTTCTACATAGGTGTATGGCAGAGAACTGCCCAAATTGCGGTGATGTGGTGTCCACCCGCGGTTACAACGGCTACGCGAAGATGGGTGCGCTGTATTGTGATGTAGATTGTTGCCGGGAGTACTGTGATAGCCTGCCGGACCCCGAGTAACCCCGGTCGGCATCTCCGCGGTTCGACTCCGCGGCGGGGCTTGACGTATGACCGACTACAAGACGCTTCGCGTCCCTGTGAGCGCGTGGGAAGAAGCCAAGACACAGAAGGAAGACCACGACCGAACTTGGGGTGAGCAAATCGTGCGTGTAGAAGATAGTTCTACACCCGACAATGGCGATTCTACAACTGTTGTAGAAGCCAACCCCGAAAAGGTGGCCGAACAGGTGGTTGAGCTACTTGTGACGGAGTTAGGCGATGGATCGTACCCCAACGATGAACGGAACTATGAACCCGTATTGAACCGGCTTGACGATCTTGAAGCAGAACTACCGCGAAAAGTCGCCACGGAGCTTCAGCGGTAGCTCTGTTTCACTTCTCCGGCTTACCCCAACACCTTAGTCTTGGGGCTTTTAATGCCGACGTAATGAGCGATGACGCCGATGACTCTCGTGGGTTGTTCGGCTCGGCGCGGGAGCTAACCACGACATGGATTCGAACTAAGACCAAACAACTGCAACAGGCACAAGGTGAGCCGGAAACGCTGATTGATAGCGGCGGATCGAGAAACAGCCATAGTTGGGACAAGCAACAGATAGACCGAGACACGCTTAGAGAAATCAAACACATCCGCGAAACCGGCGGGGTTGTCTCACACTTAGTGCAGAGCAAGGCGCTTATGACGTTTGGAACGGGCGTACAGTTTGAAGGGGAAGATGACGTTGTTGAGTGGTTAGACGACAACTTCAACAACATCGACAATCTGCTGCTGTCGCTTGGGGAAGATGCACTTTGGTATCCTTACAGTATGGCGGAAATCGTTGAGACACGAGCAGGTGGGCTAAGCCATATTGAGCCGATTCAACCGTGGACTATGCTTCCCGTAACAGATGAAAAGGGTCAAATCCAGCGGTGGGAACAACAAATCAGCCACCGGAATGGTGATACCAAAGTGTTCGCGCCGGATGAAATCGGCTATTTTGTGGTGAACAAGTCGTCGGCCCGGGACAAGACAGGTATCTCGGCGGTGATGCGTGCCCGTCGAGAAATTGAAACCTACCGCGACAATGCGGAAGCGGTCAAGAACGCCATAGATAATGC